CAAGATTTGCGTGAATTAAATATCCTTAAGTATTACAGGCTCACTAGAAAGTGGGTCTGTAAAACTTACGGGTTAAAAGACGCAGACTTAGAATTATTAATTTATTTAGATTGTAAAGGAAGATTTACACGAAAAGATTTCATGGACGGAGTTTATACATATTCATGGGATAAAGCAAGATGGGAGAGATTAAGAAGTGAGGGTTGGATAGATGTATGGAGACATAGAAATAGAACTACTATAATGTACTCTGTGTTTAAGACCTCATGGAAATGCTCTCAAATGATAAGTAGGATATATAGAATCTTATTAGGAGAAGAAGATTTACCTACATCAGAAAGAAATATATTTTATAAGAATAAATCATATACAGACAAAGTTTATAATAAAGCTATAGATGATATGATTAAAGATAAAGACAGATAATATGCCAGGAAAACATAAAAGTGTTTTTAAAATGAAATACCAAGGAAATCACAGTGCTTTCCCTTTTAAAGATACAAAAAAAGAAGATAAGTTTAATGTTGATGATCTAGTTGATTACGACTTTGAAGACGTTCCTGTTGATGAAGAAAATATTGCTATTCATTTTGAAGAAGGTAGTATTCCTGAGCAAAGGGAATTGCGAAAAAAAAATAAATAATGGGATTTAAACTAGGGACTAATAGAGGATTAGAAGCTACCGGTGGTGAAATCAAAACAAAAATGCGTTTTGGTAAACAATCCGGTGAAGAAGGATCTGTACCTGGAACACCTGTTATTAGAGTACCATTAGAAGAAGGTGTTATGGGTGAAGCTAATATGGATGGTTCTATATATATTAATGAAAATTTAACTCCTGGTAGTCATGATTTTAACCAAACACTTAATCATGAAATGAGACACGCTACTGATATAAAGATAGGTAAACTTGCTTATGATGATGATAGCGTAACATACAACGGTGAGGTTTTTGCAAGAGAAACTAGAAATGGTAAAGATATGATTAAAGTTGATGGGAAATGGAAAGAAGCTGGTGACACTGGTTTTCCATGGGAAGAAGATGCAAATAATGGAAATGATGAACATATTTAAAGATAATAACGAGTGGAATGAAAAATCAATAATAGGGGCTGTAGCTTTTGTTATTATGTGTCTTGTTATGATATTGGATTTGTTAACAGGTTGGTTAGGAAGAGATTTAGCTATAAATGAATTTGTATATGATTCGTTTGTATTAGTAGTACTAGGATGTTTTGGTATTGCTGGATTAGAAAAATTCGCAAGAAAATAAAATTAAACTATGACTATATTAACAAAAATACACGGAATACCTTTATATAGTAACGTAAAAGATGCTACGCAATGGGCTAAGACAAGAGGGTTAAGTAGTTACCATGTCCATCATTGGAAAAGACAAATAGGATATATGGGTGGTACTAATCACTCGCAAGCCCGCGCAGGCCATGAAAATTATATGAGCGCGGTTAACGCGCGTCGAACTACTACAACGCGTCGAACCACCACAACGCGTCGAACTTCTACAACGCGAACAACGCCAACCCGAATAATAAGTAGTGGTGGTGGTGGATATTAAAAATTAAATTATGTTAGGAAACTTATTATCAGGTGGTGCTGCAGATCTTGTGAAAGGCGTAGGTGGAGTTATAGACGACTTGCATACCTCTGAAGAAGAGAAGTTAGCAGCCGAACAAAAAATAAAAGAAATTATTGCCAACTATGAAGTTGAGATGGAGAAAAACATCACAAGCAGATGGGAGGCAGACTTAAAATCAGACTCTTGGTTAAGTAAAAACGTTAGACCAATGGTTTTAATATTTTTAATAGTATGCACCATGCTATTAATATTTATAGATGCTGGTGCACTAAAATTTAACGTAAAAGATTCTTATATAGATCTTTTACAAATGGTATTAATAACTGTGATCGGCGCTTATTTTGGTGGTCGATCATTTGAAAAAGTAAAAAAATAAAATTATGGCAATATCACAAGATACAGCTTATGGCTTTGGTCAATTAGGATCAATGTACACTACTAATGGGCAAGCAGCGATTAGCCCACCAACAGGTAAGGTTTTTGTTGCTATCACGATGCTAGCAGACACAGTGTTTGATTCTAGTGGAGGCTTAGTCGCTGACACCACAAATACAGCAATTGCGGGTTTAGAGTACGTGGGTACTGAAGTAGCTGCCCACAATCTTGCTGACGGTAGTGAAACTTCAATATCTGGTTCAGAAGGTTTAGTAGTAGATTCAGTTACGTTTCCAAAAGGAGTAACTATTTATGGTCGTTGGACTGAAATAGACATTTCTTCTGGAGGTGGGGTTATAGCTTATATAGGAGACTAATGTTAGGAATAGGAAATGGTTTAGTTTATGGCGGACATATAGGTTTCGAACCTACAGAGATAGCTGATATATCATTTTGGTTTGACGCAACTCATGGCACGACTTTAGATACGGATCTTGTTGATAGTTGGGCAGCTAAATTTGGTCCTTGGTGCGCTAAAAGTCCTAGTGGTGGTGCTACTAGACCAACTCATAATGATACTTATATAACTTTTGACGGGGGTGATGATCTAGATATTTATAGATCTGATTGTAGTACAGCTCTTGATATTACACTCGACAGTGGTAGTGGTGGCTGGACACTACTAGCTATATATACAGACGCTGATTGGAATGGGGCTCAACAAGCTATATTTGGGCATAAAAGTGCTAATACTGATTTTGTAAGGCATGACTTAACTAATGATAGGTTTGAAATAAAAATAAATAATAATCTTAGAACTATAGATTTAGATTCCGCGTTAACAGATAGTCAATATTATGCTATAATGTTAACATTTGATGGAACATTAACTTTATATATAGATAATGTTGCTCAAGCTGACACAGAAACTCTATCTGATAGTAATGACATAACGATTAATGCTTTCGCACAAAGAAACAATGTGGATAAATTAACTGGAGATGTAAAACATCTAATAGGTTACGATAGAATATTAACAAGTGGCGAGCGTGCACAAATACAAAGTTGGGCTAACCAATTTATAGGATAAAATTAAAATTAACTTAAATTAAATAAAAATGGCAAAAAAAGAAAAAATAGTAGATTTAAAATCTAAACCTGAAAAAATAACTGAAGAACAGTTAAAAAGGGTTCAAGACACTGTAAACGATATAAATAGAACTCAATTAGAAATTGGTTCATTAGAAGTAAGACAGCATGAATTGATGCATAATATATCTGGATCAAGGGAAAGTCTTACAGTGTTACAAAAAGAATTTGAAGAAGAATACGGTACTTTTGATATTGATATTCAATCTGGAACTATAAACTATCCACAGGAAAATGGCGAAGCTAATAAGGAAGATTAGTGTAGGTAAAGATTACAAGAATGACGCTATGCACTATGCCGTGGGGCAAGAAGTGTATGGTGGTCATACTATTTGCGATATAATAGAAGAAGATGAAAAGTTTTCTGTTTATATCAAGAAGAATAAAGATGTATTACCTTGGAAAGACTTTAATAAAAACATGGCGGTATCTGTAGAATATAATCTAGAGTACTAATGAAAAGTGTTTACAACTTTGTTGTAAAACCAAAAGGAGAAAGATATAACAATAAAAAGAAAGTTGGTGATTCAGAGTTGATTCTCAACACTGAAATTTTTAATCATCAATATATAAATAGAGAGGCTATTGTTATATCAATCCCTATGATTGGTGATACAGATATAAAACCAGGAGATACAGTTATAGTTCATCATAATGTATTTCGTAGATGGCATAACGTAAAAGGTGTTGAAAAAAATAGTAAGTGTTATTTTAATGAAAATACTTATTTTATAAATAAAGATCAAATATTTTTATACAAAAGAAATAAAGAGTGGGTGGCGCCAAAAGGTTATTGTTTTGTAAAACCCTTAAAAGCACAAAACCCACTTAATATAGATTTAGAAAAACCTTTACAAGGTATTGTTAAGTATTCAGACGGTACCGCGGAGGTTAATGATCTAGTTGGCTTTAGACCAAATAGTGAATATGAGTTTATAGTCGATAGTGAAAGGCTATATCGAGTTTTATCAAATTTTATTACAATCAAATATGAATATCAAGGAGACGAAGAAGAATATAATCCAAGCTGGGCAAAAAGCAGTTGATGAACTGATTAAAGTCGCTAAGGAACCAATTGTAGATTCAGACGATGATATATCAGCAGATAGATTGAAAAATGCCGCGGCTACTAAAAAACTAGCTATATTTGACGCATTTGAAATACTTAACAGAATCCAAGAAGAAGAAAACTTGCTTGAGGGAAAAGCACCTGAAGAGACAAAGAAAAAAACTTTTAAAGGATTCGCAGAAGGTAGATCTAAGTAATGTACGAGCAAGATTTAGTTAAAATTATAGAGCCTATAAAAAAGACAACTATAAGTCGTCTTAATAAAGGTAAGAAGTGGAAATATGGTTACGACAAAGAGCACGATATAATTGTATTATCTCGTAATGGTCAAATAGGTGAAATTATAGAAATACAAAATTTAGTTATAGCGCTACCAAAGGCTCCAAAAGAAATATACAAACACGCCAAAAATAAATGGGTAAGATTCGAGCAACCTAAAGAACTCTCTCGTTTAAAAAATATATTTGATTGGAGAGGTTATCCGGAAGATGAAAAAGAAAAATGGTACGATTATATAGATCAAGAGTTCAAGCGACGAGAGGAAGGTTTTTGGTTTATGAACAATGGTAATCCAACCTGGATAACTGGTACGCACTATATGTATTTACAATGGAGTAAAATAGACGTAGGCGCTCCAGATTTTAGAGAGGCAAATAGATTATTCTTTATATTCTGGGAGGCTTGCAAAGCAGATAAAAGATGCTATGGTATGTGCTACCTAAAGAATAGAAGATCAGGGTTTTCGTTCATGTCATCTGCAGAAACAGTTAATTTAGCCACTATATCGAGTGATAGTAGATATGGTATATTATCTAAAACAGGTGCTGATGCTAAAAAAATGTTCACAGACAAAGTGGTACCTATTAGTATTAATTACCCTTTTTTCTTTAAACCTATTCAAGATGGTATGGATCGTCCTAAGTCTGAGTTAGCATATAGAGTACCGGCTAGTAAGTTTACAAGAAAAAAAATAACAGCTAACGAACAGTTAGAAGATATACAAGGATTAGATACTACTATTGACTGGAAAAATACTGGAGATAACAGTTATGACGGTGAAAAATTAAATCTATTAGTACATGATGAAAGTGGTAAATGGGAAAGACCAGACAATATATTAAATAACTGGAGAGTTACAAAAACTTGTTTAAGATTAGGTAGTAGAATTGTGGGTAAATGTATGATGGGGTCAACTTCCAACGCCCTAGATAAAGGTGGAGATAATTTTAAAAAATTATATAATGCATCAGATGTCACTAAGCGAAATAGAAATGGTCAAACAAAATCTGGTTTATACTCTTTGTTTATCCCAATGGAGTGGAACTACGAAGGATTTATTGATGAGCACGGAATTCCAGTATTCACTACTCCTGACACAGATGTGTTTGCCCCAGACGGTGAATTAATAGATGTAGGTGTAATAGATAATTGGCAGAACGAAGTAGATGGTTTAAAAGATGATCAAGATGCTTTAAACGAATTTTATCGACAATTCCCAAGAACTACAGAACATGCTTTTCGTGATGAAACGAAAAATAGTATATTTAACTTAGTTAAAATATATGAGCAAATAGATTACAACGAGGAAATGTCTAGAACCTTAGGAATTACAACTGGTAATTTTCAATGGGTGAATGGAATTAAGGATTCACAAGTAATATTCTATCCAGATCCAAAGGGTAGATTTAAAGTTAGCTGGGTTCCACCTCAACAATTACAAAATAGAGTGGTACTTAAAAATGGTATTAAATATCCTGGTAATGAACACATGGGAGCATTTGGTTGTGACTCTTATGATATATCAGGGACCGTAGATGGAGAAGGTTCTAAAGGAGCATTACACGGCTTAACCAGGTTTAGTATGGAGGACGCTCCCT